GTGTACGCCTGCAGCCAGCGCGGCACCGTCATCGCGTCACGCTGGCGGTGTCTCCGCAGGCGTCCCGTTCCAATGCGTCGACTCCGGGGGAAGCGCCGGGAGATTCTTGATCGCGGCTTTCGAAAACCGCCCGACCATTCCCTGGTCGGCACTCGCCATCAAGCGGTAGATCGCTGCTGTCGGCAACGAGCCTTCGGCCCATATCTCCTGCGTATAGGTCACCACGGTGTTGCCTTCCACGTGGTCGATATTGACATTCGACCGCTTACTGATAACCGTGGGCGTACGAATCTCCGCCATCACATCTCTCCTCACGCTGCCACATCGGGCATCGGGTTACCCATGCTCCGTTCTTGTCGGTACTCGGGGCGCTCCCACAGCACGTCGCCCACGTCGGGATGCAGGCCGCGTGTCGTTACGACTGCGCGGCGATCGCTGACTCGCTGGATCCAGCCCCGCCACCACTCGCGTTCAGCGTGCGCGAGCTGGGGGTGGCCCAGCGCCCTCGTTATCCGACCTAACTCCCAATCACTCAGCGGTAACCCTTGCTCAACTAGCGCAAGGCGATCACGGCTAAGCACACCGACATACTCAAGTGTGCGAACCACACGCGCTGGCGATGACCAACGCAGCCTACGTTTCCGATGAGGCACTTCGCCAATTCCTCATATTCCAACTAATGCGGGGCTCTTAGGCGCGTTAACCCCGCGCGGAAACGCAGTAACGACCAGTTTAGTAGCCACCTGTTTGCTATGGCAATGGTCATCGCCTCGCGGCGAATGCGTAGCTCGAGCGCGTCGGCGCCGGGTCCACCACCGCGCCCAGGTTGGCGAGCGCGAGCGCAATCACACAGTCGTCATGCATGCCCGGCGGTGCCGCGTACCGGACCATGCCCGACACGGTAGACGTCGACTCGAACGCGAGTAGCTCGGCCTGCTGCACCTTGTCGGCGAGTAGCGTCAGCTCGCCACGCTCGATGGTGAGCGCCAGCTTCTCGATTGCCGCGGCTTTGCTGGCGTTGGTGTTGTCCCAGCCGTAGACCGGCAACGCCGGCCGCGCCTTGTTGAGCAGCCGCGCGTAACCGCGCTGTAACCGCTCGACCAACGGCCCGCCCATGCTGTTGCGCTCGGCGATGATCTGCACCGGGTGGTAGACGGATGCCCACTCATGCAGTCGCTCGGTCTGGATCTCGAAGTCCAGGTCCGTGAAACGATCGAGCGCGGCCTGCTCGAACGTGGTGATGTCGAGCACGCTGATGACCGTGAAGTCGTCGGACCGCCCCCAGTCGACGCCGAAGACGTACTGGTGACCGCGCTGCGGCGGCTTGGGCTCGAGTCGCGACACCGCGCGTACACCGCGGAAGACGCCGGCGCCCTCGAGCGACAGGAACTCGCCGAGGTATTCCTGGGCAAACACCCGCTCGGGCAGCTCGTGCTTGGCCGCCGCAACTTCCGCCGCCGCAATGTACGGATTGACCGATGTTGGCATCTGCCAGGCCATCCACTCCGGCTCGAGCCCGTCCTGGCCGCGCGAAAACAGCGTGTGAAAATCGTTCAGGCCGCGCGGGGTGGACATGAACCACGCCTCGCCCTGGTAGTCGGTCAGAGTTGGCCGGATCGCCTGGCCCCACACGTCGCTCAGATGCGGCACCATTGCGGCCTCATCGATGACCACGAGCCCATAGCGCCGGCCGCGCGCGGGATCGCCGGTGTCGGTCGACCAGCACTCGATGACGCCGCCGCCGTACACCTCGAGCCGATGCTCCTGCTCGGACTTGTCGCGCGTGACCTCGGCAAGCGTGGCCTTGAGCGCGCGCCAGAATTCCTCGAGCAATTTGTACGTGGGCGCGAAGTAGCCGCCGGGTTTCTGCTCGAGCGCACAGTCGACCAATAGGTCCTGGGCGAGCTTTGACTTGCCCGCGCGGCGGCCGAGCGCGACGACGTTGAAGCGGCGTCGTTCGGCCTTGATCTGCGCCTGCGCCGGGTGCAACCGCGCGAGCCTAATCGTGCGTGTTGTGGCCATTGCTCAAAGCATGATTGACGGTGCGCTCGAGCACGATGGGCTGGTCCTCGTGCAGGATACGAATGGTCACTTCCTGGTCGCCCTCGATGCGCTCCGCGGCCTTGTAGCCGGCCCAGTCGAGCACGTAGCGCACGGCTGAGAATTCGTCCGATTCGATCTGGCGAGCGAGCGAGCTGATGGCCGGGTGGACGAGCGCGCGCATCCGCTCCTCGGCACGCTCTGCAGCCTTGCGCAGATTCTGTGGAGCCTTCCCACCGTGCATGCGGCACACCGTCTGATCGTGCATCGCCCAGGATCCGCATGGCTTTCCGTGTCGACCCTTGCGATGGCAACGCACGGGGTTAGCCAATTGCATGGGGTTACTGAGCTTCTCGAGGCACGGGTGTGACCGGCACCAACGCGTCTTCCCACGCCGTGCGGCTCGCGCCATCGGACGTTTCGAGTCGGAACAGCCGGTGAGTGGCGCTCGGCTCGGCGACAACGTCGGTGATGCGATAGACCCGATACACGGCGCCGCCACGCTGCCGCAGGCGCACCTGGTCGCCGATCTTCAGTCGGTCGGTCATGCTCGAGCCGCAGCTTTCAAGCGTTGCTGCGCCACGATCAAACACCGCGGACAGAGTCCGTCGAGTTCGGATTCATCCTCGGCCAGAGGCAATCCTTCTGGGGCGTACACCTCGGCAGCGCCGCAGTCTCGGCAGAGTGTGCGCTGCACGTGCATTTTTTCGGGTGGGGGGGGTCCGGGGGGGCCGGTCCTCTTGTGTTCTGTACTGTCCTGTCCTGTAGCGGGTGCACGTGCACCGGACGTGCGTTGCACTGTGCGTTGCACGTTCTCTGCACGTGCAGTGTTCGGTGCACCGTTTGTGCGCTGTTCGCGGGCTGCGCGTGCGGCGGCCATGCGCGTCCGATTCTTGGCCCGCATAGCGCTCAGCTTGCCGCTGTAGTCAAACCAGTCGTGCAGCACATACCCGTCCTCCGTCCGCTCGATGAACCCCGACGACACCAGCGCGTCGACGAACCGCTCCGCATCCTTGAGTGGCCAGCCCGCGGCATCCGCGAGCGCGCTCGGTGGCACGCGCCCGAGCTGCCCGCCCGGACTGGCATTGTCGATCCCCCACCACCACAGCTCGTGCAGATGGCCGATGAATTTGTGCCGATCGACGTGCAGCAACGCCACCGCCTCCAGGGTCTTGCGGTGCCGCGAAAGTGATTGGTGGCTCTCAATCCACGCCATCAGACAGTCGCCACTTCCGCCTGATGCTGCAGCGCTTCCATCGCGTTCTCCACGATCCACACATCTGATAGTGGATGCACCCAGAAGGGACCAATCCGCGGCGCCTGGTTCGGATCGACATCCAGGTGCACCAGCCGCATTCCACTCAACGGCGGGTGACGCTGACGCTTCACGTGCTGCCACGATGCCGCGATATCCGTCGATACCGATAGAGCCACGCCCAGCAGGAAGCCGCGATCCAACACCATCAAGTCGACGCCAGCCATATCAAGCCCGATGATCCAGTGCACACCCTCAAAGTGACCGTAGGTCTTCAGGGCCGTTTGAAAGTGCGACTGTCGCACGAGCGCGGGATAGGTCCGACTCGCGCGCGCGCGCACGCTCATCTCAGGCAAGTCAGGGGCTGCGTCGATAACGGCCTTCAGATAGCGCTCCTGTGTTGGCAACCCGCTCAGGGCGCGGCGGCGTTCCTTCAGAAAGATCTCAACCAGCCCAGGTAGGGCGAGTTGTTCACTGTCAAGCGTCCGCGGATACATGCTCAAGCGCTGACTGAGCATGGCCGATTCGAGTCGCTCGAGATCGTTCATCACTGCCGTCGCCGCTTGTGGAGCGGTCCATCCTTGCGAAAGATCAGATACGTCGCGCCGTTGTTATAAGCACTGAGCTGCTCAGTCCACTTCGGGTCGATCACCGCGTTGGCGCGCACCTGATAGACCTCGTCAAACGGTGGCTGACCGATCGCCTCGCGTACCCAGTCGCTCTCGAGCACGTAGCGCTGCCCATGCACGTGATCGGTCACCTTGACAACAGTGCCCAGTCGCCCGATCCGCCACGCTTCGCGACACCCATCCTGGATCGCCTGCTCGATGTCGGCATCTTCGAAAGTGCCGAACTTCGCGCCCATGATCGACTCATCGCCCGCGTCCGCAACGTGCGGCGGGTCGAACAGCGTCACGTCATAGCTATCGTCGGGTACGTGTGGCAGTGACCGGAAGTCCTCGGTCCCGTTTGGCGACTTGCTCGGGTCGATAATCAGCCGCGTGACTTCCAAGAGCTCGGAGCCGTCCCAGAATCCACCATCGCCGCCCGTCAGGTCCAATGCAGTGCTGGCGTTCGGGAAATACACGCGCAGGATCTGCGCGACGATGATCGATGTCGGCAAGTCCTGACAGAACCGCAACAAGGGCTTGTGAGTCGGGAGTGGCTTCAGCTTCGCACCCTTGACGCGTGCTCTTAGCTCGCGCGTACTCCATCCCATTGCCTCTGCTTGATCAAGCCATCGTTCCTGTAAATCCTCATCGAGCGCCGCTACAACTTCATGGTGCGACCATGAAAAGTCCCGGCGCCGGGACTTTTCGACTTGTGCTGCCACCCACTTCCAGTTTTTCAGCGTTTGGAGCGGAGCCTCGAATAGGTTGAGCGCTTCCGTATACGTCTCACCGTAGGGCTGCTGTTCTCCGTAATTAAGCAGATCACCAATCCACCATTGGGCAGCACGTTCAACAAGCGCGCACAAGTGTGCTGCTTCCAACCATTCGGCTTTACTGAGCCCCGGGCGTAATTCCAATGCTGTCCGAGTTACGATGCCTGGCAGCGCGAGCTGCGACTCTTGCCGCCGGCGCAGTGCTGTCGTCACGCCGGCAGTTCCACCTGACCTTCTACCGTGGTGGCGCGTTCGCCTTCGCGCGAGTGAATGCGTTCCCGCAGCTCGTCATTCGCACCCAGGACGCGCTCGAGTGGCCAGGTCTCCCTAGCCTTGAACGCGTGCAGACCGAGCACGCCGACACTTTCGGCACCGTCCAGCAGACGCCGATTGTCCTCGAGCGCATCGGCCCGCTCGGCCAGATCGTCGGCATTCGGCGGCTGCGCTGGTGCCGGCGTCTGCGGCAATGGCGCATCGTCCTGGGCATAGATCTGTTCGTGCTTGGCTGCGAGCGCAGCGACGCGTTGCGCTTCAGGATGCTGCTGCTCGTACGCCAGACGCCCGAACTCCTCGTCGTCAGGCACGTCCTGGCCGAATGCGAGGCGCGATGCCCGCGCGATCGCACGTTTCTCCGCCATCTCCTGGGGATACTGCCGCGCCACGGGTTGGCGAGCGAACTCCTCAGGATTGACCTTGCCGCGAGCGCTGATCTCGCCCCAGTCACGTGTGCGGATCGTGCATTCGACGACGATCTCGTTCGCCTTGTACCCCCAGGCTTCCTTTTCGCTGGCCGATAGTGGGCGGCACTTGTAGCCGCGGTACTGGGGATGCCGCTTCATCGTGCGGATTCGGCCATCGATCGTCAGCGTCGGCTGCCCGTACTGCAGCGTCACGTCGATGATGGGATCGACGTCGTAGTGCTTCGCGAACAGATAGACCATGTTGCGCTGGTCAACTGTCGCGCCAGCCATGCCGAAACCCGTCTTACTCGCCGCTTCGATGCGTGTCTGGATCTGCTTGTCGGTGAACTCGCGATTGGCGAGCTCGGTCGCCTGGGTCACGCTTTCTTTGCCTCCAGTTTGATCTTTGCGAGGATCTCGGCTTGCTTCGCCTCACACGGCCACGGCACGCCGCACCTGGCGCACACGATCTTGCGGCGTTCGGTGTCTTTGAACATGACGTGGTCACTCATCCGGAGAACCTCGCCAGGAACAGGATCACGATGCCCACCAGGCCGAGCGCGAGACCGACACCGAGCGCCATGTCGACCAGGAACGTCGGCCACCACCGCACGCGCTTCGGATGACGGTGCGCCTCGAGCCACACGAGGTCCTCGACATCGCGCATCCGCGGCCTCACGCGCACATCCTCCACGTCGACCACTCGCGCAGGCGTCCCTGGCCGATCATCCACTTGGCCGCCGCCCGCGCGGCCGCGGGGTCGAACACGCTCAGCCCCGCCTTGCCCTGGGGTGTCGTGGCAAAGGTCGAGGGCAGGAACTGCAATAACCCCGACGCGCCCGAGCGGCGGTTGTAGGCGCCGGCGAACCCGCGCGACTCGTGCCACGCCAGACAGTCGATGAGTCGGTCGACGGCGGACACCGCAGCGCCGAGCGGTGAAGGCGGCGCCACGCCGGCCTGCGCGACGGCCGCGGGTGAAGCGAGCTCGCCGACGCTGATCAGGTACGCACGGGCTGGTAAGCCCGTCGTGCTGGTCGCACCGAGCAGATCGACCAGATTGACGCCGGCCTCCCTGGCCGCGACGACCGTGTCGACCGTCAGCATGCGGTCCAGGTCCTCGGCGCGCGACACGAGCGTCGCCGTCCCGATCACAAAGCCCGCCACCATGCCCAGCCCCACATACAGCGCCCTTACCGCCACGTCACCGCCAGTTCCAGTACGAGACGAAGACCACGATGAGCGCGATCACGATCGCGATCCACAGCCATCGGTCACTCACCCTCCCACGCGCCGCACGAGGTCGGTCCAGAACCACGCCGCGGCCCAGATGCTGCCGGCCAGCAGCGCCAGACAGAGCGCGATCGACGCCACGAGCGCCGTGCCGAGCACCAGCCCAAACAGGATCTCGAACCAGTCGGGCGGGCGCCGGCGCGTCTTGACTGCTCCATTGGTCACGCTCCGTCGCGACTCAAGCGTCTGCATCAGAACGGCAGCTCCTCCTGTTCGTTGTCGTCCGCGCGGATGGCGTGTTCCTCGGCGTTGGCGTTGCTCAGGGCCCAGTCGTAGGCGCGGTCAACCTGGTCACGCCGCTCGAGTCCATGCACGAACTCGAAGAGCACCTGTAGGTGAGGACTGAGCGCCCGCCCGGCCCGGATCGACCAGATAACGCCCTCATGCCAGCATGACCAGCAGGCGGCCTCATGCTCGGTCGACCAGCGATAGAACGCTTGCCGGGCACCGGGCACAGCGACGCCAGAGTTCGCGTGGCTCATCGTCTACGCCGCGACTTCGGTTTGCTTGGCGTCCTTGGGACGCATTTCCTCCTGCATCTTCTCGTCGAGCAGGAAGGACGCGTGCTCGCGCGTGGTGCGGTGGGCCTCACGCGCCTGCTTCTCGAGCCACTCGCGGCGTTCAGTGCGAACATCGACCATCAAGCGCATGGCGCTAGGATGGCGCGCCGGCATGCCGGATGGGGTGACTCGAAGTGACAGAAATTCTGTCACTAACGAGTCCGCTGTTTAAGGCTGAACTAACCCCACCCCGCAGGCTTTCAGGATCACCAGGATGTGGTCGAACCTGCCGTCAACCACGTAATCCACCAGTCCGTAGCCGAAGAGCAGAGCGGCCGCGAGGCTCGTCTCGAAGTCGGTAATCGTCACCGATCTACGCTTCCGAATTGGGCGCGGTGGGGCCTGGATGGGCCACTTCGATGGCGGCCAGCGCTTCTTGTCGAGTCCCTGCCACTCCATCCCGCGCGTAATCGAGCGCGGATGGCAACCGATGACGCCAGCCAGTTTGACCTTGGTGCGATTGTCCTCCGTCTCACCCTGTTCGTACTTGACGAAGAACGCGCGGAACTCGACCCATTCGTCCGGGAAGCCACCCGGACAGTGCTCGTCAGGCTCAACGGGATCGTCCGCGCCTGGGAACAGATGCAGTTGCCGCAGCAGCGCGGGGATCGCCTCCACGGCCGCTCTGGTGGCGGCAGCAGCCGCGGTGCTGGTGAACTCCTCGGCGCGCTGCACCCGCTCGAGCAGCGCCTCGAGCCGTGTAGCCTCAGCGGCCAGGCGTTCGGCGGCTTCGTTGAGTCGCTGCTCGCGCAGGTTATTCAGCGCTTCTTGTTTGAAGACCCGCGCGAGCTGACCTTCGGGGGTATCGGGGAACTGTGGCTGCATGAGGCGTCCGACTTCACGCAGTTGGCTGGGCGTCAGGCGCGGCCGATCTTCGTCGGGTTCAGGGTTCGGTGGGACTCGCTTCGGCATCATGGGCCCTCATTCCCACACTGCCACTATGTTGCGGACACATCGAGCAGTCATCCACACGGCCCTCCAATAGGCGCGGGATTATAGAACACACGTTCGACTGCTGCTCCCCGGCCGAAGTTCCACGCGTGTCGCTCCTGAGATAGCCCCCAGTCTCAGTATCGCCGCGCAATACTAGTAGCCGCGTGGCTGTCAAGTAAACAAACGACGGTTGCGCAATGGCGCACGTTTTGGGCACTGTGCGGGTTGGGTTTGCGGACTCATAGGTGACTGGAAAATTGTCCGCTCGAGTCACACTGTGACGCGCTGTGCCGGCGCACACTGCCTGCATGGCTCACGCGCGCCAACCCGACGACGAGCACGAGCTGGCCGTCAGGTTCGCGGAACGTCCACCCGACTACACACCCGAGCAGTGGGAGGCGCGCGTGCTCAATGCCCAGCTCACCCTGGTGCGCGTGCTGCTGCGCGTCCGCGAGCGGCTGATCCGCGAGGGCCAGCTCGACGAATGACATGGCGTCGGTTGCGTTGTAAGAACGATACCGACGCTACGTCCTCAGGCAACGAGTTTGATAACCGTTGTGTCCGAGCACTTGGATACCGAGATTGCCAAATGCGGCGAGCCCGAAAGCGCGAGCGCCACGTGCGGCCGATTCTCCGAGTCGATCACCACGCGGTACACGAGCGCGGGGATCAGCTCGGCCCAGTCCTCGTCGGTGAGCGCGCTCCACGGCACGGCACGCAGCTTGTCGGCCAACTCGGCTGCACCGATCACGTCAAAGCGCGAACGCTCGAGTTCGGCGTCTTCGATGGCGCGCTCGAGTTCGGCGATGCGCTGCTCGGTGCCTTCCTGTTTCACCAGCAACTCGTGCTCCAGGATCGTGTACGCGCCCTTGCTGAGCGTGTCCTTGTGCTTGAACAGATCCACCTCCTCTGCGGTCAACTCCTCAAGTCGCTGGCGCGTGGTGCGCAGTTCGTCGACGAGCGACGCCGGCGTGGCCGCGGCCGCCTCAGCCTGCTGGGTGTAGAGCGTCGCCGCGCGTTCGATCGCGTCAGGCAAGTCGGCGCGCTGCAACTGCTCGAGGACCTGGCCGTAGACCGTGTCAACCTTGAGCAATGCCGGCGTGCGGCAGCGATGCTTGCCGGCGTCCATGAGCAGCTCGGCGGCTCGGCCGATGCCGTTGCTGCGCGTGCAGCGCAGGTACAGATGCGGCTCGGGATAGCGCCGCCGCTCGCCCGAGCGGGCGATGTAGTAGTTCGCGATCTGCAGCGTCATCATGCCCTCACAGACGCCACAGAACACCTTGTTGCGCAGTGGGTGTTTGAGCAGCGCCGGCCGACCAGGACCAGACTTGCCGTCAGGGACGCAGCGTCGGCGCTCGAGCTCGGCGTGGACGTCGTCGCGCGTCGGTCGATCGTCCATGTCGCAGCCCGTGCACGCCAGCTTGTCGGCCGCGGTGCGGTGCAGCAGCGGCGGAACGGGGATGGTGACGACCTGCGACTCGTCCTTCCACTCGCGGTGGCGCACCTTGGTGCCCGTCTCGGGATGGCGCCGCTTGGTGTACAGCGCCGCGCCGTAGCGCAGTTGGCCGATGAACGCACCGTTGCGGTCCTTGAGCGTCGTGGTGATGCGATTGACGCTCCATGTCGCGTCGCGGTGATAGTCAGCCGGCGGCGCAGCCTGACGCAGCCAACGCGCCAAGTCGCGCGTCGGCACGCCACCGACGTAGCGCTTGACCAGCTCCACCATGATGGCCGCGCGATCCTCGATCAGGACGCCGTGGTTCGTGTCGTCGCGACCGATCCAGTAGGGCAGTGTGCCGGCCATGAGCTGGCCGCGCCGCGCGTAGTTCAGCCGCGTATCCATCGTGCGCCGGCGGATGGCCTGGCGCTCGGTGTCGCCGACGAAAGCATTGATGCCGAGGTAGTTCGCGTCGAAGTGGTCGGTGACCGACTCGAGCGCGATGCGTCCGCCCGTCTCGTACAGCAACAGCGCGAGCGGACCAGCGGCAGCGACGCCGCGGAAAGGTCGGTCGGAGCGCCAGACGACCAGCACGTCGAAGCGGTCGTCGCGGCCCCACGCGAGCATCTGCTGATAACCAGGACGATCGGGATCGACGCCCTCAGCGCCGAGATCCCAGGCGTCACCGACGTGAACCCAACCCCTGGCTTGGATCAGGTTGAGGTTGGCGGTCCACTGCTCGTCGAGCGAGACATCGTCCTCTTTGCCGCTCTTGCTCTTGCGGCGGTAGGTGAAGGCACGCAGGGAGCCGCGCGGGGCGATGTGCGGGTAGAGCTCGTGGCCGTGCTTGTTGATCGTGCGGCTGCCGATGACGCCGCGCGGCATCAGTTAGCGCCCTTGTTCGGTGGTACAGTGGTCATCGCAGGTCTTCGGTCCTTTCAACTGTTCGGTGATCTGCCAGCCCCGGCCGCTTCACACGGTGCGGGGCACTCTTTTTACTTCTCCCAGAGGTCGGTCGGTTTCACACGCAGGGCTTTGGCGAGCCGGCGCAGGGTGGTGGGCAAGACGTTCGGGTCGCCCTTTTCAAGTCGGACGATGGTCGTCCGCGCGACCCCTGCGAGTTCGGCAAGGTCGGCCTGGGTGAGAGCGCGCCGAAGTCGAAGCTCGCGCAACCGTATCAGGCGCGGCATGAACTGTTCGACGGTAGATAACTCGGCGTGTGGCAGGAGTTCGCTCAGTGTACTCCCCGTGGACTTTGTGGGCCTAGGTGTGAGCCGCATTACAGTTGCGTACATCTTTGCATGACGTGTCCTATTATAGTTGCATGTGTGTTCGCTGTCGAGTATAAATAGTCCATGCAGACACACCAACTGGACACCCGCTACGGCGCAGGCTCGAAAACCCTGTGCTGCCTCGACGTTACGCCGCGCCGCCTGCGCAGCGGCAAGATGGCCGTGAGCACCGACGCCGCGAGCGTCGACTGCCTTATCTGCCAGCAGGTTGGCGGCGCGCGCGCGCAGATGGACGCCGAAGTGGCAAACGGCACGTTCTGGAATCGCTTCGCCTGATGCCTATCCTCATCAGCCCGACCGATCCGCGCGGCCCGCAGGCGATCGCCATCCTTCTGGCTGATGCGTTCAAGACTTTCGTCGATGCCGAGGGCCGCCGCTCATGGGGCGTGCCATCGCAGAGCAAGCCCGACCTGTACTACCGGGTCACTGACAACGGCTGCACCTGTCCCGACATCAAGTACCGCCCGTGGCTAGCGTGCAAACACATGCTGGCTATTCGCCTGCACCTCGAATCCGAAGAACAGGAGTACGCGTTCTGATGACGCTCGAGGGCCCTGTCGAGGCGCGCAATGAGCGCGGCATCAAACTCGACGGCGACTGGCTGAATGTGTCCAAATTCAACCCCGTGGATCTGCCGCCGGTGGGCGCACGCGTACGCGCGGAAGTCGACAGCAAGAGCTACTTGAAGTCGCTCGAGTTGCTGGACGGCGCACCCGACGCGCCGGCGCGTTCGAAGACCATCTCGCGGCTGGCCGTGCTCAAGGCCGCGGCCAATTTCGCAGCCGACCGCATCGACGTCAAGTCGGCCGATGTGCTGCGTATAGCCGACGCGTGGCTGGCGTGGGTCGAACGTGAAGACTAGCCTTAACGAGCCGTGGGCCGAGCTCGTGACCTGCCTCGAGCAGTACCGCACACGCGCCTGGCCATTGCCCCAGACGACGCACCACTGTGTGCGCTGGGGCCCGCATGACGAGCACCAGTGCCCGTGCGGCATCACGTGGAAGAACCGATGAACTGTCCTCACACCCACGGTGATCATCGCTGCAAACACGAAGCACAGCACCGCTCGGTCATTCACGCTTGTGCCTGCGGTCATGCTTGGCAGCGCCATGCCGATGGCTCGGTGACACCACACGCGGCCCCACCCTGTACGCTCGCGACGCCGAACGGTAAGCCGGTGACCAGTGCAATCTAATGGTGCTTATGTCTGACAAGCTCGCATGCGAGTGGTGCGAGAACGAGGCGTCCTACTCGATCAATTGGGAATGCGGGCACGCTTCGGCCTGCTGTGCGCTGTGTTTCGAGCCAAGCGACGCACGCGACTGGACGATGGACTTCGCTGACTGGGATGCCGACCCAGCTGAATGTCCGAACTGTGCCGGCTAGATGAATACCGTCTTTCGAGTGGGAGACAAAGTGGTCTGGCGCGAAGTATTCGCTAGGTCTGGCGGCGTGGATTATAGATATGTGGATCATGCCGCGACCGTGACCAGCTTCACACAAAGCCGAGTAAGAATCGAGATTGATGAACAAGCGAGCGGCGGCGCCGAGCGAAGACGTGTCGTGAAGGCAACAAGGCTTATCAGGATGGATTCATGAATAACGACGGATCGTATGGCTTGCCGGAGCCCAACCCCACACCGCGTTGCTGGTGCGGTTCGCGGATGAGGCCAGGGGCGTCAGCGCAGCAACCCTGGTATTGCACGCATCAACGGCGCGAAGATCCTGCGCCTCTGTCTTCGCCACAGGCGATTGCCTGGGCCATCGAAAACGATTGCGACGCCGACGACTAGCGCTTATCAGAAGTAATTGTGGTTATGTCTGACAAGATCGAACGGGCCAAGGCGCACTTGGCGACGTGCATGGAGCGCGATGACTTTCCGTATCACAACTGCGCCTGTAACTGCGATGACGTGGCCCAGCTGCTGGCCGAGAACGAACGGCTCAAGGCTCAGAAGCCGGGTTGCCTGTACCACTGTGAGTGTGACCGGCTGACCACCGAGAACGAACGGCTGCGGGCGGCATTAGATTGGATTTGGAACCAGTCGGGAGATCTCGCATCAGCCCAGTGGGCGGCTCGCAATACGCTTGTCGGACCCAAGGAGAAGTTGTGAGGTTCCTACCACTCGTCGCGTACATCGCGACGATCTTCCTCGCGAACTGGGCCATCACCACCTTTGGCCTCGTGCCAGTCGGCTTCGGTCTGCTCGCGCCTGCGGGCGTCTACTTTGCCGGCCTCGCCTTCACCTTCCGCGATCTCACCCAGGAGTCGCTCGGCCGACGCTGGACATACGCAGCCATCCTCATCGGCGCGGCTCTGTCGGGTCTGCTGAGTGGGCCACTCGCCCTCGCCTCGGGTGTCGCGTTCCTGGTCAGCGAAACCGCCGATCTGCTCGTCTACACGCCCCTGCGCCGGCGCCATTGGCTCGGAGCTGTGGCGACGTCGAACGTGGTCGGCCTATGGATCGACTCGGCGCTGTTCCTGCTGCTCGCGTTCGGGTCGCTCGACTTTTTAATCGGTCAGGTGGTCGGTAAGCTGGAGACCACCATTCTCGCGGTCATCGTCTTGTGGGGTTGGCGTGCTGTTTCTAAGCGGCGTCATTACCCAGACCTTGCTGGCCAATCCCCGGCCTGAGCTCGGCCTGATGTACCAGCCTGGGATGGGCAACAGTTCGCCTGCATTCCAGTTCTGGCAGTTCGCCTGCGACAACGGACGCTTCGCGAAGCCTGAGCAGTGGAACGCGGGCGACTGGCTCGAGTGGCTGGCCGGCCTGCGCCGCTACCGCAGCAACTGCCTGTTCGCGACGGCGCCTGACGTGGTCGGTGACGCGCTCGCCACCCTGCACCTATCGATGCCCTACCTCGAGACGATCCGCCAACTCGGCTACCGTGCGGCATTCGTCGCCCAGGACGGGTTTCACGATGCCTTCCCCGACCCTGACACATTCGACGTGCTGTTCATTGGTGGGCGCGACGAGTGGAAGTTTGCCGAGGATGGCGGCTACGCAGCTGCGCGTTGGGGCCGCGCCCACGGCAAGCCAACGCACATGGGCCGGGTCAATAGCGAGCGGCGGACGGTAACCATGCTGGTGTCGCTGTTCGACTCAGTCGACGGCACGTACCTGAAGCATGGCCCCGACGTGAACTGGCCGAAGTTGAACGCCTGGCTCGACAAGATCCGCGACCAGACGTTCATGGAAGCAGCATGACAACTCTCTGCTGGCGACGGGCGGACGGTGGATTCCGCCCCCACCAGCCTCTTATCAGACATAAGTGCCGTAATGTCTGACAAGATCATCGTCACCGTGGATGACTGGAAGGCAGGCAGTGATGCCATCCGCTCCCTCACCCGCGAGCGCGACGAACTGCGCGCCGAGGTCGAGCGGCTTGTGATGCAGCACGAGAACCTCAGCCGCGAGTGCCTGGGTCAGTACGAATTGATGAGCGCCGAGGTCGAGCGGCTGCAGGCTAAGGTCGACGACCTGACGAACGCCGCAACCACCGCCAAGAACCTGCTCTCGCGCAAGCAGCCGCATAGCGTAGCTGACGTTGACGGCGATGCCTGGGAAGCGTGGGCCGTACTCGAAGCCGCGCTTGTCAACGATAAGGAGTGTTAGATTGCCCAGGATTCCGTTCTGGTTTTGGCGGCTCTTCCACCCCGGCTGCATCCTCTGCCAGCCTCACGTCGGCACCTTCAAGCTATCTGCGGACAACGTCTGCCGACTGCATGCACCGGTGCCCCTCACTGGCCCTGCTTGTGCGGGGTTAGCGAGGGAGCATCGGTCCTGATACATGCGGACCGACCTGACGGCATCGACCCCGTCAGTGTTCGGAGGGGTCGGGGGTGGGAGGTCAGATCCACCCCTCCCCTTACCAGGCGAACTAACTAACGCCTCACCACCACCTGAGGAGCGCCATGCCTAACTATGATCGCGAGCACACTGTCACCCTGACCAGTGGCGACGTCGGCAAAACAACCTTCACGGTTCCGTGTGACCTTGCGGCCGAGGTCGAACGGCTGACGATAGAAAACAAACGTCTTCAATGGTTGATGCTGCCCTCAGTGTCTGGTCGTGCAGTACCGCTTGGAACCAACGACGAACTTCGCGTCAAGATCGAGCGGCTACAGGCAGCACTAGAGAAACACCACTGGCCCGACCTCGTACCCGGCGATGGCCCATGCGAAACGTGTGGCCTGAACGCCGAGGCGTGGTATGACCTCGTCAAATCGGTTAGTCAGACCTAAGAAATATTCGCGCTGACAAACGAACACCCCGCCTCCTCACCCCGGACGCGGAATAAAGGCAAGGACGACGGGGCTGACCGTTACACGGATGGCGTACTACTCAAGTCACCGCAGTGGCCTCACCCCCCTCAGTCATGCCTCCGCACGATCGGTCGGAACGCTTGCGATCGCACGTAGCCGAATGACGCGCCGACCACCACGCCGATGAACGCCACGCACACGTTGGCAAACTCGGGATGGAACAGCAGCATCACCCCCGCGCCGACGAGCACGGTCAACGCCAGGATGGTTGAGCACACCAGGCGCGTGATCGCCACCGTCGACGATTCGTGGTACTCAGACTCAGGCGGGTCGGACACGTCGCCACTCCTCGCGCCGTAGCCGCGGCAGCAACCAGCGCGCCCAGAGCACACCGTCGATAAAACGCTGATCGCGCATCGCCTCGTGAGCGCCGCAGCCCTGACAGCCGGCACCCTTATGGGGGCAGTTGTTCGTGACGGCCGTGGTCAACTGGTACGACTCGGCCAGCGTGCCGTGCCAGATCGCTTGAAGCGGCACGCCATCCCCCGAATGGCCTAGGTCAGACGGGCCACCGCGAGCGCCCCGATCAGCCCGAACACAACGATGGGCGTACTCGGCAAGACGGCCAGTGCGCCCAGGATGCACAGCAGCAGCACGATCAACGCGATGATGAAGCCGATGCTGATCGGCGCGATTCCTACCTGCACGTTCCTCATCCCTCCTCTCCCCTGAGCCTGTCAATGATGACCATGCCGTTCCAGCTCCCCCACGCCGCGGCTTCGTCCGCGGTCATCTCTTGCCCGACCCCCTTCCAGTTCGGTGACGGGTTCGCGAGATAGAGCACGCCGGGCCCGATCGTGCGCGCACCGCTGTGGTGATACCAGCGCGCGCCGTTGATCTGGAGTGGATAGGCGCCTGACCACGCCAGGATGTCCTCGCGCGTCAGATACTGACGCCGCGCAGCGACATAGCCGAGCGCCCGGAACATCGTCTCGAGGTCGTACATGTCCGCGCGCGCGAGCCCATAGTCAGGACTGACGGCACCGGGGTACGTCGCCGCGCGCAGCGCATCGACCACGTCCCACTCGTCCCACGCGCGGCCGAGGCGATCGTCGCCGAGACTATTGAGCAGCCACGCGGAGCTGGCGCACGAGCACGTCCAGTCCGCGGTCTGCAGCACCGCCGGCGCCCACGGATCGTACGTGATGCCCTGCTCGGGCGGCTGAGGGTCAGGCGGATACGGCTCCGCAGCGCGCGGCGTCCAGATTGGCGTCCACCAGCTCGTCACAGCGGGTCGTTGGCGAGCTCGCCGCCGCCCTCGGCGCTCCACTGAATCACCGCGCCGGAGGCGAAGGCGCGCTGCACGATCTCGTCAGAGACCTCGATCTCGTCGCTGATCGGCGGCCCCAGGTACTGCGGCGGATCGGCGCTCTTGAGCGATCGCCAGTACTGGTAAATGCCGTTCTCGGTGTTGCCGGGCCAGTACTGCCCCCACACCAGGTGGTCGATCATGCTGCCGCTCATGTCATCGGCACCTGTTCAGGCGGCAGCAAGCCGTTCTGGATGTCGCGAATCTCTTGCTTGCGCTGGGCCGTGGTCGCGGGGTTCTGAAATTCGGCCGCGTACTCCTCGCTGGTCTTGTCGCGCATCGCGACGTGGCTGGCAATCGTCTGGTCGACGACCGTCGTCTCGGCACTCGCAAAATCGGTAGCCACGCCCTCGGTGTCGTAGGTGAACACAAACTCGCCGGTCATCCCCAGGCCACGCGTCACGTCCACGCCAGCCGTCACCAACTCGGCCTGTAACTGGCTCAGGTTGATGAGCTTACCGCCGGTCGATCGGCCAGCCTGCTCGGTCACGGTCATCGCTTGACCTCCTCCACGATCAGCGTGCGATAGGTCCACGTCGCGGTGAGCGTCCCACCCGATGGTGCGCGCCAGCGTACCTTGACGACGTGCCCGGCCAGGCTGACCGCGGGAATGAAGTACGCCATCGACGCCACGAGCACCTGGTTGGTGGCCGCCGCCGACACCTGCGCAATCGGCCCCACGTCCCCCCCGTCCACGTTGATCTGCAAGTCGGCGAACGCGCCGACGCTCGACACCTGCACCGTACACATCAGGTGGATCAGCAGCGCTGACGCACCGGTGGTGATGCTCACCGTCAGATCCGGCATGTCGACGAAACTGGTACTCGTGGTGGTCGGGTTGTTGGTGCTGCCAACCGCGGCCACGATCTGATGAACGGCATTCGGCGCAAGTTTGGCCGTGGGCACATTGTTGTCGGCAATGCGATCGCTGATCACCGCGTTGAGTGCGATCTTCTGCGTGATAACCGCAGAGTCCGCGAGTTGACCCTGACCAACAGCGCCCGGCGCGATCTTGGCCGCGGAGATCTGCTGATCGGCGATGTCGGCCGTGGTGATCGAGCCATCGGCGATCATCGCGCCAGTGATCGTGCCCGCCGCGATCGACCCCGCGCCCAGGATCAGCCCCTTGCCGGTCGTATGGTCGTGTCCGCTCATCGCCTCGGCAAGCTTCTGGACGTCCTCCTTCTTGAACAGGTCCGTCGCGGCCGTGGCGCGGCTGAAGGTCGGGCTGGTGTAGTTTGGATCGGTTTCGATGCGTGCCATTCACGTCCTCGCTTTCATGCTGCGTCGGAGACCCACTGCACCGCCTTGACCGACAGCGACCCACGCCACTGGCGGCCAATCTCGTCGAAGCTTTGCGACACCGAGTAGTCGGTGAAGCTGAGCTGCACGACCTTTTCGTCGGGCAACGTGCACGTCACGGCACCGGGCGTATCGACCGCGGCTTCGACCGCCCGCTGGATCTCGCGCCGCCCGATGCGCAGCGGCACGCCGTCGCGGCGCACCAGCCCGTCCGAGCACAGAATGGCGACCTGGACCTGCATGAAGCGCTGCGGGCGCAGCGCGTGGCCGATCGAGAAGGCCGACACCAGTGGCGACTTCAGGTTGCTCGCGGTGTTGACCAGGTGCACGCGAAACGCACCGAGCACCGTCACGTTCGCGGTGGTCGATGGGAACGCGAGCTGCTGGTACGGCGCCTGGTTGAACTGGCCCGTCAGCGACAACCACGCCGTCTGCGAGGTGTCGACCTTGTACTCGAGCGTGACGTAGTTCTGCGCGTCGAGCGTGCCCGTCACCGCGGCGTGCCGCAGCGACTTCTTCGACGCGTGATAGCCGCCATGCCACTGCGGCAAGTCGACCCAACCGTCGCCGACGCTGAAGCGATACGCCGAGCACGCCGCCGGGTTGGGCACGCACGGATTGACCATCCAGCCCACGGTGCCATCGCTGAAGCCGAGATAGGTCCGGGTGTGCCCGGCAGGCGCGCCGACGCTCGAGACGAACAAACTCTGGATCGCGCGATTCGCAAACGGGACGCTCAGACTGCCGTGCCAGGCGTCCACGTGCACCGGCGCGAGCTGGTCCTGGCCGACTCCCTGCGAGACCCAGCTCCCAAACTTCATCACGTAGCCGGTCAGCGTGTCGGGGTTGTAGATCGCCGCATAGGCGAACATGGTGCCCACGGCTGCGAACGCGGTAATGCGCCCGCGGACCGGACTATCGTTGTTGACCAGCCGCTCGGGCCCGATCTGCTCGAGCGCGAGGTCGGGCGTGATGCGCATGAACTGCCGTCCGTAGCTGACGTACACGGCGTTCTCGAACTGGCCCCAGAACTTGCCGTTGTTGCTATCGACCGCGAATTTCAGGAACGGGAAGAGCTGGTGATCCTCGCCGGAGGCGTCGAGCGTGTACACACCGTCGGTCTTCAGGATCAGCAGCGTGCCCGCGGCCGTCACCGCGAGCGAGCTGATGACCGAGGACTTGTCGCCGACGCGGAAGATCAGGCTCGTGTAATTCGCCTCGAGCGTCGGGTCGGCATTGGTGTCGCACTTCCTGAGCCGGTTCGTGTCGTCGGCCCACCAGAACTCGCGACCAATGACCGCGAACGCGAGCGACGCAAACGTGGCCATCGGCGTCCAGGTCGTGCCGTTGCTCGAGTACTGCGCCGGTCCAGTTGAGAGCGCCACGAAGGCGCGCTGGATCCCGTCAAAGTTGGACGTGAACACCGCCACGTTGAGCACCGCGACGCCGGCGCCGAAGTCCTTGACCATCGTCCACGTCGTGTCGTTGTCGCGCCGATTGATGTACCGCCCGCACGCGCTGTAGAGCACTCCGCCCAGCTCGAAGAAGGTGCGCACACCGACGGCTGCGTCCGCGCCTGAGGGTGTCAGCAGCGTGATCTCCGGGCCCTTGCACCACGGCCACACGCTGCAGTCCACCGCCTGCGCCGACAGGTAGCGGAAGTCCTGCCACTTCTCCTGGACCTTCATGCCCATGCCGAGCACCAGGCTTTCGTACGGCTCCTCGCGATCGCTGATCGGTGACGTGCCGGCGTAGCCAAAGTCGGGCGGTTGGACCTGGCTGATGTCCTGCGATTTGCTCGAGACCAGCATCGGCGGCGCGGGATTGCCGCGCGTCGGTGTCGGCGTGCCGAGCAGAAGCCCGACGTTGCCGATCTTGAAGTGGTACGGATATGGCGAGCGGCGCGCGGAGATGACGCTCATCGAAAGACCGGGCCGAAACGGCGCGCCGGGCGGAGGGTGAGTTGCGGCTGGACGGCGGTGAAGTGCTCGCGCGTACGGTCGCTGAACCACGCCGCGGCAGCCGTCGCGTCGCGAATCAGTCGCTGATTGGCCAGCGGCTCGAGCAGGTGACCGAATCGTCGCCAGCCCACGGTCAGCGCCGACGACACCAGCCAGTCGCGATCGATGGGTGCCTCGTCCGTTTCGACCGCCAGCCCGGCCTGTTCGCCGTACGTGCCGCCCGCCATGCGGCAGTGGTCGAATGCCCGCTTGTAGCAGCGCAGATAAATGATGTCGCCGTCATTGAAGCTGCGCGAACCGGTGTTCAAGATCATCGTGCCCCCGTCACGCTCGACCGTGCCGTAGACGATGCGCTCGAACGGATCGACCTGCGAGGGGTCCTCCCCCGCGGCGAGCACGCCGGCCTGACGGATGTGATTCGGATCGCGCAACCACGGCGTGACCAGTTGGAGATCGTGGCGCGTCACGCCGGCGACCGCCGTGCACGGCACATCGACCACCAGCCAGCACTGTTTCAGCCCGTCATTGATGAGCTGGTGCATCGTCGGTACGTCCCACGGACCGAGGATCTCGAACCGCTCGCCGATACCGCTGATGCCGGTGCCTTCCATGTTTTCGTAGGTGAGCAGCAGATCCTCAAAGTCGAAGTAGGTGTGCGCCTCGAGCTCGCCGTAGGTCGTCCCGCCGGTGGTACTGATCGGCGAGTTCGTCCACGGCAGGTCGGGCGTAACCGTGCCCGTCGGCGGGTCGTAACTCGCCACGTATCGATGGCGGTCCTGCTCCCACGTAGCACTCGGACGGTAGAGCGGGCGATCGAGCAGCAGGTCGCCCTGGCCGATGCTCGACATGATCGGGTAGTTCGAGCACACCAGTTTGGTGGTATTCGAGCCCGAGGTCGCGCGCACGTCATAGCTTTCGGGCCCCACGTAGGGGCCGCTTTCGACGGCCAGATTGCGGCGGTACTCGGCGAGACTCGACATCAGCGTTGCTCTCTCATCGTTTGAGCGCGATCAGGACCAATGTGCTGGGAGCATTGGCGTTGAGCGCGAGGGTTCCAGCCTGTGTTAGCCAGCGAGCCTTGACCGTGTACGGGGTAAGACCGGGCGCCGTCGTCCAGCGGTAGACAAGCGTCGCGTGCAAACCCCTGGGACTCACGGCGTAGGTTGAGACGGCAGTTGCAGTGATGTCTGCACCGCCGTTCAGGCTGAATCCGAAATAACTGTCGGTATTGAGTATTGAATGGGTAAAGTTGATCTGAGCAATCGCGACCAGCGGACCGCCATCCGCCACCACGCTCGCCGACAACGAGGGAACATCTACGTAACTCGCCGATGTCGTACTGGCAGTGGACGCGATTGCGAAGGCTGAGTCCGTAGCCGAGGTCGGTGCCAGATCGACTGAGGCGATCGTGCCGTCGGCGATTTTCAGCGAGGTCACGGAACCATCGGCCAGTTCAGTTGTACCGACCGATAGGTCGGTAATCTGTGAGGCCCCCACCGAGTTGGCGGGTAGTGCGGCCAGCCCAGGGTTGGGCAACGTACCGGTCAGCGCACCACCGAGCGTGCCGACGTTGCTCGCTGCAACGCCCGCGGCCAAGTCGCCACTGGCGATCGTGCCGTCCGCAATCTTGGCGCTAGTGATCGACCCATCTGGAATCTGAGACGCCCCCACCGAGTTGGTTGCCAGTCCAGGATTCGGCAGGGTGCCCGTCAGTGCCCCGCCCAGCGTGCCCACATTCGAGGCTGCCGCGCCGTTCGCGAGATCGACCGCCGCCACCGTGGCGTCCTGGATCATGCCCGTGACGATCCGCTGACGGCTCATGAGGCGAACTCGAACCGACCGTTCTGCCAGACCACTATGGCCGTTCCGCTCGAGTCGAAGCGGTTGCTGCGCCAGTACACCAGCGGTGAGCTGGTGCCCATCTCGAACACCGCGCCCGACCAGCGCACGGCAGCGGTGGGAATAGCACTGACGACATAGTCGACCATCATGCCAATGGTGCCCAGTCGACCGCTCGGATGCACCGAAGCAACGTCAAGATTGACGCCCACATGACCGTAGAACGTGCCCGATGGATACAGGTAGTCGAACTGCACCACCAGCGCATCGACCTGTCGCTCACCAACCAGTAGCGGCTTCAGATCAACCTGGGCACCCAGGCCGCCAATGTTGCGATCGGTCAACGGATTGTCGCTCCCGCTTCGAGCGCGTCGAGCGCTGTTGTGGTCCACGCCGCGCCGGTATTTGGATCAGTCTCCCAGCGCGAACGGACGTACGCTGCCGTCGTGCTCAGGCCGATCGCGGTCGCCTCATTGGTCGTTCCTCCGCTGCGCACCGTGGGTGCGACGGAGCCACCGCCGGCATCAGAATTCTGCGCCAGCGCAATGACCTCCACGACATTGATCGACTGGACCGCGACCGCGAGGTTGTCGAGCGCGTACAGGTCGCGCTGCCCGATCGTGGGCGACCCAACGTACTGTGCCATCGACGGCGGCGTCTCATTGACCTGGCTGTAATTTGCGCCGGTGTCCGTGCCGCCACGTGCTAGTTGCGTCGAGCTCCCCGCACCATTGGGCCTGAGCAGAATGATGCGACCATCGCCCGGTCTGGTGTTATTCGGCGTAGATGCCGTCGTGTCGTTGATGGCAATGTCATCAAATGCCACATATGCACCGGCGGCCATGGAGATGCCGCCCACACTGGTCTGACCCAAGAGGAGCGTCTGGACAGACAATGTTGAGGTGGACGAGTTGTCGCCGCTGAACGTGATGACCTGGTTACCGTCCAGCCACACCTCAGACGTACCTGTCGTAGTTGTCAGCAACTGGGTCCGCCACTCGATCACGTGCCAGCCATCCAGGCCCATTACGCTGCTCGCCGTGCCAAGCAGCGTGCCGGACGATACTGCTCCACGATACAGACGCAGGAGGCCATCGGATTGGCCGATGGCCAACGCTGCCTGGATGCCCGGTGTTGGATCACGCAGTTCCGCTATTGGCAGGTTGGAAGCGCCACCCGTGTGTAAGAAAAAGGCAAAGCGCACCCACACGTCCGCTTTTGCGGCAGGCAGGGGCAGCGTCATGTACGTCACACCCATTATCGTTGACGCGGTTACTGCCATTTTCAAGCAGTAGCTGCCAGCACGTGGCGTGGGCGTGTTGTTGACAGCAGTGATTGAGTTGTTGGCGGCAATGGTAGCCGTGCCCATTTCGGCAATATCACCCGTCTCGTAACCACACGTCAGCAGTCGGGTCATGGCGGTGGTGGCGGCGGCCCGCTCGGATCGATGATGGCCATGATGTGCTGGATGTACGTGCGCAATTCGCTGTCCGTGCCTGTCGATGAGCCAGCCGGGCCAGCGTAGGTGACGATGATGCGCTCGGTGCCGTCGAACGCATCGCTGAACGTGAGTGTGCTGCCCGCGCGACTGTAGTGGCCGTCGGTCTCGGACTGGATGACCCCCGCACGCGCGACCAGGAGCAGGGTCGTGATCGGTTGGCCGACGATCACACTGGTGGCACCATTAGCCGGCAGGAACTCCTCGCGCGCCGATACCGCGCCGGCCGGCCCCATCGCGCCCGGATTGCCCTGTGGGCCAGTCGCCCCAGTCGGTCCCGGAGCACCCGTTGGTCCCACCGGCCCAGGTGCACCGTCTGCACCTGGCACCCCCGCCGCTCCCTGCGGACCCTGCGGGCCGGGTGGCCCCTGCCATGCCGGCGGCGTGCTTGGCTCGAGGGGCGGAATCGGCACCAGCGGCGGCAGTGGTGCGGCCGGTGGCATCGACGACGGAACGTACGGAACCAGTGCCGGCGGCGGTGTGGCCATCAGGGCTCCTCGAGCGCCGCGGTGATCGCGACGTTGGAATGGCCGCCGGCCTGGACCACCACCAGCGTCAGGATGTCGCCGATGTTGACCGCACGCCGGTCGGGCAGAGAGCTGGTGAACCGCCCGGTCAAGCCGGCTCCCAGCGTTGGGCGGTGGGCCGGATCGGTGTAGATGCTGGTGCCGTTGTTGCGTACGTCGATGATGGTGGCGGTGCCGCCGCTGCCCTGACACGCGGCGACCACCGTGCGGATCTGGCCGCGCGCCGGCGCGCACAAAATCGCCAGGACCTGCCCGCCCGACGGCGAGGTCACCGCGCCGCCGGTGAGAAAGCCCTGGACCATCGTCGGGACAGCCACTTAGCCCATCTTCTTGAGCGTCTGTGCGAGACGCGCGCGCTGCCCGAGCTTTCCTGGTTTCCTGGCCGCTGCCGCCAGCTTGCCCGCGGGAATCGGCTTATCGCCTTTGACCCCGAGTTGCTTACGCAGCGCGCCCGGTTTCTTGATCGCCGATTGGATCCACTTCTCAGCCACTGGCCACCTGCACCCCGCGGCGCTTGAGCACGATCGAGGCGTGTACGCCGCCCTGCGCCTCGCGATTGTTGCGGCGGCTGACCGCGGCCTCGACCGCGGCGTAGGCCCGCGCGTAGTCGGTTTCCGACTCAATGCCGAGCTCGCGCATGCCGTCGGCCACCGGCAAGCCGAGCCACCACTCACCGTCGACCACATCGGGCGTGTTGGCGTCGCCGATGTGCTGGCCGTCCAGGCAGAAGCCGTCGCGCTCGACGCGCAGGTTGTCGACGACGCCTTTGAGCAGGTCACGCGCGCGCTCGACCTCAGCCTGGTCCTGGCAGTAGCGCACGTGGTGGCCGAAGTTCAGCCGATACGCACCAGGCCCGAAGGTGCAGCCGGCGCGGTGCACGAGCTGGGTGCGCAGGTCCGGGATACGCCCGAGTGGATCGCTCATGAGGTCGTGAACGTGCGGTCGGTCGAGTACGTCGTCAGCCCGTTAGCCGTCGCGCGGATGCGGTAGTGGTACAGCGTGCCCGTCGTCAGGCCCGTCAGCGGCTTGGCCTGCGGACCGGTGCCCGAACCTTCGGTATTCACCGACCCGTACGCCAGCGTCGTGCCGTACTCGACCTGGTTCGTCGATGACGGCGCCAGGGTGTAGTTGATCGTTGCACCCGTCGTGGTGATCGCCGTCACCGAGATGGCGCTGATCGTCGGAGCCTGCCCCGTTGCGCCGCCGATCGACCCGTTGGGTGGTGCTGCCAACGCGGCGTCGGTCGGCCAGCCACCGGGTTTGGCCGCGCCGGGCGGATCGTTGCCGCGCCAATCAGTCGGCGTGTGCGTCCACAGTCCGCCAGCCGCACCGACTTGCGAGGCGATCGCGCCGCTCATATCACCAGGCATCAGGGATTCGTCGGCTCGGGTTCAGGCTCAGGCTCTGATTCCGGTGCCTCAGGCTCAGTACCCGCCTTCTCAGCCCAGTACGCGACCAGGTCAGGGATCTCCTCAGCACTGCCGGAGGTGTAGCCCTTGCGCTGGTAGTACTCCTCGTTACTCAACGGAGCGAGGAACTCGGTGCCGTCAGGTTTGGTCATGTGCACGTACATGGTCGGGCTGATCTGTTCGTGCGGTCCCTCCGTCGCCGACTCGTAATCGTTCGGCTCGAGCGCGAGGACCTCGTCGGACGACGCCGGCGCCGGGTGCGCTGCCAGCTCCTCCTCGAGGGTTTGAGTGTTGAGCGCAATCGGTGGCGCCGTCGGGCTCGGATCGACAATCGGCGGCGCACTGGATTCGGACATCGCGGGACCTCCCGTGGATTGCAGTTCCGCGCGGCGCTCGGCGACCGCGCTTTCGACGGTCACCCGGCCGGCGGCCTGGGCCTCGATCGCGTCGAGCTCCTCCGTCGTCGTCGCCGCTCTGGCCTGCGCGATCAGGTCGGCGGCGGACATCTCCTCGGTCACGGGCTGCCTCCCTGGCGACTGCGTTGCTTGCGCGCCTGCTCGATCGGGTCGTACCCGGTGCCCTCGATGGTCTGCTCGCGGCTGCGCTCGATTTTGGACTGCAGCGCCTCGAGTGTCTGCGTCTCGCTCGTCTCCACACCCGCCAGCAGCGCGGTATCGCGGGCGTCCTCGCGCGCCTGGGCACGCTTGGGCAGGATCACGCGAATGTCCTTGCCGGTCTCGCGCTTGATGTCGGCCAGGTACTCGCGCACCTCCTCGACGGAGTAGTCGTCAAACGTGTCCTCGAGGTTCAGGTCGCGATAGTGTTCGCCGGCGCGCCGGATGGCGTTGATCAGCGCGGCCTTGTCACGCTGCTGCTTCAGGATCTTGGGGTACTCCTCCTCGACGTACTGACGCAGTTCGCTCTGACCGTCACGACCCGTCGCGTCGCTGAGCAGGCGGTAGCCCTTGTCCTGGTAGTACGCGCGATTCTGGGGATCGCCCTGCAAACGGACGACCGTGCCGTCCGGCTTGAGGTAGTGGCGCAGCGGGTAGTTGTAATTTTGCCCGTGCCGCGGCTGTGAGGCCGCCGGCGGGGTCTGCTCGAGCAGCTTGTCGATGAACGGATTACCGGTGACGACGTCCGCCATCAGCTCGCTCCGTTGACCAGCACGCCGAAGTTGTCGCGCATCTCCTGGTGGCCGTAGATAACCTCGACCGCGAGTTTCCAGGTGAACATGTCGATGTCGTAGAAGATGTGCGTCTTGGGCGTGCGCTGCACCACCAGCGCGAGCGCGTCGCGGTGGAAGATGGCGTTGTTGGCCTGACCGCCCGCCGGCTTGACCAGGTTGGTGGTGACGGCCAGATTGAGGCCGTACATGTCGCCGAGCATGCCCGTGCGCGTCGGGTACTGGCCGGTGCCGATGTACAGCGCGTTGCTCCAGCGGTCGAGCGCGAGTTTGGCGACCTTCTCGGCCGGCGTCATGATGAAAAAGCGATCGTCCTGCGGCACGTCGGCGTCGTCGAGCAGCTTGACCGCGGCCAGCACGTTGGCGTCCGAGGCCGCGGTGCCGAGCGTGCCGACGACCTGCGAGAAGCCCGCGAAGTCCGAGGCCAGTTTGGTGTCGATGTCTTTGGCGACCGCGTAGCCGAGCTTGCGCTGGTACTCATTTTGTACGTCAACGATGGCCTGAACCTTGACGATGTCCTCGATGCCAACCGCCGCGTAGCTCCAGATATTGAGCGTGATCGTGGTCGCCGTTTCGGCCACGGTCTCATACGTGATGGCGTTGTTCTCGCCCTTCGCGCGAGCCGCGAGGTTGCCAATCGACGCGACCTTGACGGTCTTGCCGACCGACGCATCGTCCTCGAAGCCGCGGTTGACCGAGCGTGCGATGACCAGGTTGGCCTCGGTCGCGCGCAGAACCTGCTTGCTCCAGATGTCGGGACTGAAGACGCCGTCGGCAATGGTCTTGTCTACGAACTCATTGCCGGTTGCCGCAATACCAGTACCGGTAGCCACTGGTTTGTATTCCTTTCAGCGCCACCGGCCGCGGCCGGCGGAGATCAGCGCCTCTGGAGCGGGATACCGCGCGTCAGGCGCACGCGAACGCCAGGTTTCGGTTTGCCCTGGTCATCAAAGTAGGTTTCGTACTCGGCCAGGGACATGCGGTCGATCTGTTCGTCCGTGATCTCGCGGACCGAAGCAGCACGACCACCATCTAGCTCGGGTACGGGCTGGGCACCGTTGCTTTCGCTGAGCCAGGCTTTTCGTAGCGCGGGCTCGCGGCGCTTCAGCTCTTGTTCGATGGCATCGTTCAGTCGGTGGCTGACCGATGCCTCAGTGACTGCGGCCAGGTATTCGGAAACACCTTCGGAGTAACTCTTGCCGGCGCCGAATGTTTTGCCCTGCACCGCGGCCTGGACCTCCGCGGGCAGTTGCGATTGAAAGTGAGTCACGCCGTCCATAAACGGCGCGCCCTGTTGCTGAGCAGCGAGTTGCTGCGCACGGCGCTCGAGCTCGGGCGCGGTCAGTTGGCCGAGCCCGTAGTAGTCGCCATTCGCAAGCATCTCGCGTTTCTGCTGTTCGATCCGCTCTTGTTCTTGCTGCTGCTGGATAGCCAGCGCGCGACGCTGGCTCATATCGCCGATCCACCCCTGCAGCGTGGGGTCTTGCTCGAGTTCGGTCTTGGGCAGGTTCTTCGTGATCAGCGCCAGCGCAGCTTTTGGATCGGCGGCGTCCCTGACCTGTTGCCACCATTCGGGTGGTTCTGCTTTCGGCGCTTCCTCCGCCGGCGCTTCAGATGCAGGTTCAGGCTCGGCGGTCGGCGCTGGCTCTGCCGGTTCCGCCGCTGCTGGAGGCGGGTCGGCCGGCAGAGCTGCACGCGCCGCACGCCCGCGCCGCGGAGATGGCGTCTCCGGCGCCGGCTGTTGCTGCGGCTCCTCGTCGATCAGGTCGGGATGGACACCCCGATCGGTCATCGTCATTTCTTTTTCGCCCGTTTCGGCAAGCCCTTCGGCGACTGTCCCTTGACGAACTCCGCAGCCTTGGCCTTGCTCAGCCCCTTGGCCTTGATCGAGCCGTGCGCCACGCCTTGCATGAATCGGAATTGCGCCTTACTGCTAGCTGGCATCAACGCTTCACGGTCCCGCCAAATGTAGTCGGTGCCTGGAACTGAGGCAACGTGTTCTTGATCTGGGCCAGCGCATCGTTCGGGTTAAGGCCGTACTTCTCCTGCATGCCTTGCAGCACCATGTTCTGCGTCAACGGGCTCGAGCGCGCGAAATTGACTGAGTCGAGTTTGTTGGGCGTTGGGATCGCGTCGAGCACGCTCTGTGTTGACTGCGAGTTGATGGCGTTGGGCCCGCCCCGAATGTCGTCGATCAGGCGCTGCATGTTGCCCATACCGCTGAAGTCGGTCTGGCCCTGCGCCTGTCCGGGCGCCTGGAAGCCGGCCACGCCGGTCCCGCGCAGCACCCCGCCGAGCTGGCCGATGACCTGCGCCTGACGGAACGGGTTTGCCTGCAGGCCGGCGGCCGTGGTGATGGCACCAAGTTGCTGGGCATAGGTCTGTTGCTCGCGCGCCATCGTCGGCGTGCCAGCACCTCCTGGCGGCGCGTTGACCAGCGCCTGCCATTGCTCGGGCGAGAGTTTCGGCAGGCTGGCAATGGTGGACGGGTCGCCCCCGAGGGCCCGGAAGTGCTCCAGGCTGCCGATTGGCGAGATCTGCCCGTTGGGAAGCACAAAGCCCAGGCCACCATTGGCCGTGTTGCCAACAAAGGTGCCAGGGCGATATTGCAAGGCGGACGGGTTCGTGTAGTACCCGGTCAGGCCCGCCTCGGCTTGCGCCTGACTCACTGCCTGCTGCTGCGCCGCCAACGTCTGTGCGCCGCTCTGCGGCACGCCCCACGTACCGAACTGGTTCGCGTAACTGGTGAGCGCCGGCAGCGTCGGTGCGCCGTTGTAGGTTCCCGTGACACCCGCTTGGGTCACCCCAAAGGTCTGGTTGAACTGGCGCACCGCCTCGTCGAACGCGCGCTGGTCACCCCTCTGGAGTGCCTGCAGAATGGCGTCTATCCCGCCTCCCGTGGGGTTACCCGGCGTGCTCGGTGACGACGGACTACCTGGCGTCGTGGTCTGCCCACTCACCAGGACACCGGGCCCGGTCGGCGTGTTGCCGCCCTGTGTTGCGTTGACTGCTGCCTCGGCCGGATTATTAGCGTTGACCGTCATGGAGCCGGGTCCGTTTGGGCCCGTGATCGGGACGGTGTAGCTGGGCATCAGTAGATCGCCCCCCGCAACCGCGGATCGGTATTGCCCAGGTTGTTCAGCGTGAGCGGTGCTACGTACGGGCCGACGGGCTGGACGGCGGCTACCGGTTGTACGGCCGCGACGGGCTGGGCAGCAGCGACCGGCTGCGTCTGTGGGACCGCCATGCCGCCCGTCTGCGCACTCGCCTGCGCGGCCTGCGTGGCGGCCACATACGGATGCGGCTGGCCCGTCTGTTGCTGGTGCTGGTCGAAGATATGCGCCAGCATGGCGTAGGCTTGCTGGCCCATCGGACTCTGACCGCCCTGCGCGTCCGCCGCCTGCACCAGCCGCGCCGCAGTGTCGTAGACCGCCTGACCGCCACCGAGCTGCGTGGTGAACCCCTGAATATCACCTAGCAGCGCCGCGCCCGTACCGGTTGGTAGTCCGACCATCGGCCGTTGGCCGGCCAGATTGAGGGCACTGCCGAGCATGCCCTGGCCAGCGGAGACGCGCTGGTTGAGCAGGCCAGCACCCATCGTCCCGGCCGCAGTCTGCGCCTGTCGTTCAGTGCCGTAGACATTGGCCGCTGCCGTCGTCGCCGCAGTCTGGGCTGTTTGCGCGGCCTCAGCCTTGCGTTGCTCGAGTGCCGCGGCCTCGCTGGTCGTACGTTGCTGGAGCTCCTGGCCGCGCAGCGCGTTCTGTTGCTGCTGGACCAGGTTGGTCTGCTTCTGCTGCAGTTGATCGAGCGCAAGCTTGTCCTTGGCGAGCTGATTGGCGATGTCCTTATCGGCGTTATCGCGCGCGAACTTGGCCTGGTCCAGCCCGAGTTGACCTTCTTCGTACTTGATGCGCGCTTCGACTGCAGCCAGTTCGCGTGCCGAGTTGGCGGCTGATGTCGCGGCGTTCTGGGCCGCGATCTGGTTCTGGACCTCAGCGTTCTTGTTGTTGTTGGAGGCGATGACCCGATTCAGTGCGAGTTGACCTTCGTCGACGCCCAGGCGCTTCTGGTCGGCTTCCCACTTGGCCAACTCGGCGTTATTGAAATAGCCCTTGCCGGCCTTCTCGTTTGCCTCGGCCTCGGTCTGATCCTTTTGCAGTTGCTGCAGCCTGAGCTGCGCCGCCGTGTTCTCGGTCTGTGCCGTTTGCGTTTGGGCCTGGGCCGCGGCGATGCGCGCGTTCGTCTCCTCGGGCGTCTGCGTCGGCGGCTTGATCGAGTCCTCGACGGCCATGATGGCGAAGTTGGCGTTGGGCAGGTCCGCATCGGGCCGAGTGAACTGGGTTGGGCCCTTCTCTTCGGGTGCGTAGATCGTGGCCACGCGCTGCGCGCCATTCGGCCCGGCCAGCACGACGGTGTACACACCGGGCACCGGCAGCCCGTCGTTGTCCAGTTTGGGCGTCGCGTTGCCCGTGGCGTTCCAGCCCTCGCCCTGTTGCTTGATCAGGTCCGCGAGCCCGATCTTCTTGGCGGTCGCGGCCGGTACGGCGGGTGTCGGTTGCGCCGTCGCGAACGGCTGGCCTGGAGCAGGCTGGGTCGCCGGTTGCCCGGTGTCGGAATCGATCCAGATCATCCGACCGGGGTTCTGGGGATCGGGTCCGACCGTCAGTGGCATCTACGTCACGCCGCCGCGCCGGGCGCGGTGAAGCCGCCCCCGAGCTCGCCCTGATCGGCCAGTCGGCCAACCACGCGCTCCCCCTGCGCAATGCGCTCGCGCTGCTCGGTCGCCGGAGTCATCCTTCGCCAGGTGACCGTATTGTGCGCCGTTGCTTGGTTCAATGCACGCGCAATCAGCCGGGCCTTCTGATCGTCGGACAGCGTGCCCCAGTACGACGACTCCATACGGGCCCCGAGCACGCGCTCGAGCTCCTGGCCGCGCGCCTGCGCGAGTGCTCGCTGTTCGTCCGGTGCAAGGCGGATCTGCGCCCCCTTGACGGTCACCGACTGCGGGTATGCGCGCGGTGGTCGCAGGGCATAACCCTGTCGATTGAGTCGGTAAATCTCCTGCTCGATCGGTGACTGGTTGTACGTCTCGACGCCGAATAGCGTGCCAACTGGACCCTGCCGCTCACGCTGACGTTCGCCACCGGTCGTCGGCTCGATCTGCGCCGGCAGTGTCTCGGCCAGGTACGGTACGCGCGACTTCCAGCGGTCGACGATTGACTGCGGGAAGTCTTTGCTCACCTCGCGCACGTTGTCATCGATCATCTGCTCGACCTGGTTGAAGCCGGACGGGATCGAGCGGTCGGTGTAGCTGGCGATCGTCTTGCTGATCTGACCCGTAAAGCCACCCTGGCCAATCGAATTGGCGAGGTCAAACACGCTGTTCAGGTAGTAGGCGTTCGACATCGTCTTCATCGCCGAATTGACCACGGCGCCGAGGTACTCGCGGTCGCCGGCACCCAGCTTATTGCCGGTCTTGCGCCACTCGTCCACCGCCGCGGCGGGCATCGCGAGCGGGAGCTGGAAGGCACCCCAGCCCGAGTAGTCGACCCACTGACCATTGATCAACACGCTGTTCGGATGGTCGGGATCGTCCGGCCCGCGCACGTTGCCGGCGAAGGTCTGCGTCAGGATGACCGACGACACGACGCTCTGCATGCCCAGCTCGCCGAGCGCGCGCTGCTGCGCGGCCTTGTCACCGTTGCGGAGGGCCATGCCGAGCTCGCCCAGGCGACGCACCTCGCCCACGCCCGGTATGCGCCCGAGCCCGATGTCCCACAGGCGCGCCGGCATGCCCGCGAACGGCACCAGCGCGTCGACCAGGAGTCCGAGGCCCTGCTTGCCATACGCCTTCAGTTGGTCCTGCCACTGCGGGCTTTGTGCGACTGCGCCGAGCAGCCCATTCTTCCAGCGACTGAACGAATCGGTCTGCGCTGCCCCCTGCGCGCCCATTGTCCCGAAGACACTCGCGGCACCTTCGCGCTGGCCCGCTTGAAAAATCTTCTGCTGGTTCTGCTGCAGGACCTGCTGAATCTCCTGAGGCGTCTTCGCGCCGGCTTCGTTGACCAGTCGCTGGGCTTCGGTGGCCATGCCCATATGCGCGCCGAGCACGCGGAAGAAGTCATCGGTGGCGCCCAGGAAGCGGAACACCGGCAGCCACGCCTGGGTGCGCTGACCGGGCTGGGCCGTGCTGCTGATGCCGCTCTGCCAGGTCTGCGCGAACTCGCGCATGGCGTCAGGGATGCCGTTGATGCCGGCGCGCATCGCCAACAGCGCTTGATCACCCTGACCCGCCAATGCCGCTCGAGCGGGTGTGCGGACCAATTCGGCCAACTGGCTGCCGATGTTGGTGACGTGCTGCTTGACGCCGAACAGCAGGTTCTGCTTGCCGAGGGCGCTGATCAGCTCGGCCGGCGTCATGCGCTGGCCCGCGGTACCGGGGATATTCACCTGCCGTGCGCCGAGAGTCTGACGGATCTGCTCGAGTTCAGCGAGGCTCGGAGCGCGACCGCTGATCGTGGCGGCGAGCCCACGCGCGCCGGAGATCGCCAGATTGGGGGCCGCAGCGCCGAGCAAGCCACCGCTCAGGTCGCGACTGACGCGCAGGAAGGGGTTCTGTTTCTCCTCGTCGGTCATCGACGCTTCCTGGCTCCCGACGCCGGCGGCACCGCCAGCAACGTTCATCGCGAGGCGCGGGTCGATCTGGCCGCCCTGGCGCATGCTGATCGCGTTGCGCAGTTTGCTCACTGATGGTTCGAAGATCGCCGTACCTTCGGCGAACGTGGGGCCCCGAATACCGTCAAAGCCGGCCTGTTCGATGATGCGGTTCGCTGCCGTGACGGACAACGGGCGCGGCCCGGTGGTCAGGTAGTCCCAGATCGCCTGCGGCGAGGTCAGTCGTCCTGTCAGTTGCCCGTCTCGCGTCAACTGGGCCATTCGCTCGAGCGTGCTAGCCCGTTCAGCATCGCGAGGCCGGATCGCCTGCACTACGGCATCCATCTCGGTCGGGGCCATCGCATCGCGCGCCTGAAGGTCAAACAACTTGAGGTCTTCCGGAACGTCGATTGCGCGCACGTTCGCGCCAAGTTCGGTGCCGGCTCGGTCACCGTAGTAACCGGTACCCCGCTTCGCGTACAGCCCGGCGTGCTCCGGATCGGGAGTCAGATAATAGCCCGGCCCAAGCGTGTTCTCGCCCTCGGTGGCGGGCAAGTCAGTCCGCGCAGCGCGAAAGTCTTCCGTTGTGCCGTGGTACATGCGCACCATGTGCTGCTTGATCGTCGTCGCGGCCTGCATGAGCGCATCAACATTCAGCTCGCCACGCTCGTCGCGCAGGAACTCACCCACTGGCCCACGCGCCAGGTCCCGCGCAATGTCCTCCACGCTCGAGCGCGCCCAGCGTGCAACTGCGTTCGTCGCCTCGCGTGTGGCATCCGCGGCTCCCCTGACCACGCGCGGCACGCCCTGTTCGATGGCCAGCATCGGACCCAATTGTTGTGACGGTCGGCCGAGCCGACTGAGCTCGGTCAGGCCGGTGCGCAGTGGGCCCTCGCCGAAACGCGCCTCGGCCCCGATCGGCACACGTAGATTGACCGCCAACCCGATCACGTCAGCGAGCGAGACATCACCCAGACCAGGCAGCGGCACCGTGGTCTGCAGCCCGCCCGCCTTGAGCATGCCCGACACCACGCCGCCGGGATCGGACAGAGCCCCACTGACAGCGCGTGGCGTCGCCCCGCGCACAAGTTGCTCGGCTTCAGGACTCAGTTGCTGGCCTACAAGTCCAGCCCCGAAGCGAGCGGCCTGGGTGGGCAACCCCTCCGTTTGCTGACGTCGCTGCTCCGCTTCACCTGCCTCGAGCATTGTCCGCAGGGTCTGCAGGTCCGGTGGCGTGGTGAGCGTGCGGCCCAGGTCCGCGAGCGACTGTCCACCAGTCATCGGCATGGGCTCGTTCGTGAACCGCTGTGCGGCACCGGCCAGCACGTTTCCGAATCCTGACGAAACGTCGGGCGCGCGGAAGCCGCTGGTCAGATCGCGCACCGGCTCGGGCAGCATGTCCGCGCCAAACTGCCGCGGCTGCATGATGTCGGCGAAGGTGCGGCCAATGTCCGCGCGCCGCGCGGCACTGTAGCGGTCGTTCTCAGTGCTAATGGACTGCTGGAGCTGGTCCATTGCGGCCCGCGCGCGTTCGCTGCTTTCCCGTGCGAGGCGTCCCGTTTCACCCGCGAGCGCTTCGCCTCGAGCGGCGATGTCAGTTCCGGTGCGCAAGAGCCCTTCGGTCGCGCTCTGGGCCGCGCTCGTGACTGCCGCCTGCCCCTGGCCGAACAGATTGCGGAAATTGTCACCGGCTCGCTCTGGTGAGACGCTGCGCTGGCCGTTGGCCTGGATCGCCGTGGCCAGGTCCGGCCCGCGGCGCCCCTGCTGCAGTGCGGACAGGATCGCCTGACCCAGGTAGCCCGGTTTGTCCGGCGTGCCGAGCGCCCAGCGGACCGCCGCGAGCGGGTTCTGCTCGATCCACTGCTTGGCCTGCTCGATGCCCATGCCCAGGTCGCGCGCGAAGTTATCGAGCTGGCCTGGCTGGCCAGGACCACCGCTGTAGAACTGCAGCGGGCCCGCAGACTGACCGTTATCGCCGCGCGCGTTGTTCAGCCCGCCCTCAGTGATCAGCACCGACTGCACGGCTTTGACGGCATCGTCGCCGAACGCGCGGGCCATATCGCCAGCCCCGCTCAGGATCTGCTGCGCACGGTCGCTCAGATTGCCCTGCGGGCCCCCGCCACTGAGCTCGGCGGTGGTTCGGGTCACCGAACCTGGCTGTGCGGTGGTCCGCGCGACAGTTGGTCCCTGTGCTCCCGCCACGTACGGCCGAGGATCGATGAGCTGGTCGAGCGGATCGCCGGTCGCGGCGTTCTTGCGCACCTCGTAGTGCAAGTGCGGCGAGCCTTCGGTCCCGCTCTCGCCCATCTGGGCGATCGGCTGGCCACGCGCGACCACGTCGCCGACCTTCAGGCCCGGTGCGGTGCCGGCCAGGTGCATGTACGCGTGCGTCAGCCCCTGGTCGTCCTGCACATAGACCATCAGCCCGCCGGCACCCGAGTCGCGACTGATGTTGGTCACGGTGCCAGGTGCGAACGCCTCGACCGGTGTGCCGATCCCGCCACCACCGCGCGGGGTCAGGTCAACGCCGCGGTGAGGTGTGCCCGTCCGATAGTTGCCGGTGTAGGTCTGTCCAAAGTCGAACTGCGTCTGCCACTTGTCTGCGCCACTCGCCACGCCCGCGGTCCCGCCCGCCGCGGTCGGCTCCTCGTCGGGATGCTGGCTCGGTGCTTGCGTTAGTGGTGCTGGCCCTACCGGGAGCGCGCCAGCCAATGGGGGCTGGTTGCGCTCCTGGAGCCACTGGTCGAACGCGCTCGAGCGCTGCTGCGCCTCAGGCGTGGTCGGCACCTCAGCGGCCGCAGGTGCACTCGGCTGTGGGGCGACCTGTGGCACGGCCGGCGGCTGGACGATTGGCTGAGTAGGGGTCGGCGGGGCAGTCTGGGGTGGGGTCCTGGTGGCGAGCCAATCATCAAACGCCCGCGCGCGCTGGGCGACCTCTTCGGGCGCGGCCTGGACCGCCTGCTGCACCGTGGTTGCGGCAGTCTGCGCGGTTTGCTGCGCAGCTTGTGCCGCGCGTTCAGCCTCGCGTTTACGCTGCTCGAGCCAGTCGTCGAAGACGCTCTTGCGCGCCTCAACCGCATCTTGCTCGAGCAGAAACCCGACCATTACCTGCTCACTCGCTCACATGCGCTATAACCGCGCGCAGAAATGGCCCCGCGCCGCGCGAACGGCCGGGACCACGGCACCACAAGAGGAGTCCCTGCGATGCATCTCAAGTTTACCGTCTGGATGGCACTAGGTCTGGCCATCATCGTCACTCTGCTCTTGCGCCTGATCGGCATGGGCTTCGATCTGACGGGCATCTTCGGCGCGATGCTGCGCGCCGGTGGAACCGGTCAAGCGGACTTCGGCGGCTGGCTGTTGGCGGTGCTCCTCTGGTGGGCAGCCATCTACGCCATCGGTCGCTTCGTCCGATTGCGGAGTAAGACCCAGTGAAGCGGGTCATGGTCGGCGTCGCGGCGGGCTTCACGGTGGCCGTCTTCGCGTGGCTGCTATTCGTCAAGGTCGGCCCGTTTCATCGGTACTACTACGTGAACAGCCTGCCCGGTTGGAACACGAGCGTCGGCGCGAACTCGATGAAGTACGACACCGCGCTCGGCCAGGGCTGCGAATTGATGAGCTCGCAGACCTTGCGCTGCCCGTTCTGGGTCTCCTTGTAGTCACACCAGCCCCGGCACGGTCGGCATGACTGGCGGACCCGGAGGTGCCACCGGCCCCGGCATACCGGGGGGTACACCGGGTGCAACGGGTGGTAAGGACGATGCGAATGGGGCCGGTGGCGGCATCATCATAGGCTGCGTCGGCGCCGGCGGCACGGGCATGGCCGCTGGCTGCGGTAAGGCTGGTGGTCCAGGCGGGACTTCCTCGGGCAGCATCACCCCGATCCGCCGCGCGACCTTCACGAACTGCTCGGGATCCCGTTGCGCCTCGCCGACCAGCCACTTGCGATCGCCCGACTGGTACGCCGCCTTGTAGCGCGCGTCGATCACGTCGTCGTCCAAGCGCTGCATGTCGGGCATGTTGCCCGGCTTGCCGAAGACCGCGGTCGCGAGGTGCTGGGCGTCCGTATTGACTTCGCGCGTGATCTCCTCCTGGAGCCGCTGCACCTCGCCCGACGGGCCCGTGCTGACCTTCGCGTACGCCATCAGAGTGGGGTTGGCTCGCCTCCCTGCGCCAGTTCGACCTTGTGCTCGAGCTCGTCCACCCGCCGCTCGAGTTGGCCGATGCGCTCGAGCAGCGCCGTGGTTGTCGTCGGCGGCGGCGGTAGGTCCTCAGCCTGTTCCTGTTCGGTCATCGCGCCCTCCTGCGCTCAAAGTCAGAACAGCAGTACCCGCCGGCGATCCCGGCGAGGACCACGAACCAGTAGTAGAAGCGCGAGTGGCGGAGCTGCGGCCGGACCAGTCTCACACCATGCCGCCCGGTTGCTGCGCACCCTGCGCAACCTGTGGGTACGCCGGCGGACCCACCCCGGCCCCGTTCGGCGCCGCGGCCAGCGCGCCCAGGTCGGGTACCGCACCCACACCGGGTCCGCCACCTTCGAACACGCCCGGCTGTGGCTGCTGGCCGGGTGCGCCTGGCGGAAGACTGCCGGGCACCGTGCCCTGCGCCGCGAGCTGCTGCGCTTCGCCCGCCTTGGCCAGCATGTCGCCGCGGCCGGCCAGCATAAACACCTGCGCGTCCAGCCACTGCTCGTACTGCGGGCTCGCGCGGATGCGGTCGCGGGCGATGCTGCGGCGGATCTCGTCGGGGTTATCGCCCAGGTATTCAACCGCCTCGTCCTTCCCCCACGTGCCCGCGGCGAGGCGCTCGTGGGCATACCGCGCGGCGATCATCTCGTCCGTCGGCAGTTGCGCCTGCACCTCCCACTTGACCTGCATGGGCTTGGCAAAATCGTCAGGCCCGAGCCCGAGGTAGCCCGACGGGTTGTTGTCGTCGCCCGAGTAGAAGACCCACACCTTCTCCTGCGCGCGCTCGCGAACCAGGGTCCAGAGCTTCTCGGTCTGGCCGAGCAGCAAGCGCTCGATACCGTGGCGCACCGGGCCGACGCGCGTACGGGTGTAGCTGAGCACCTGGCTGATCGCGAAGCCGGCGCCCTCCATCCCGCTGAGCGTGGTCACGCGCGGGCTCTCGAGGTCGCGGATCGCCTGGTCGACCAGACTCATGTGCTTCTCGAGCGTCTCGGGCCCCATGTACTGAATGCGCTGCAGCTGGCGGCCCGCGGGCAGGTTCAGGATCTCGCCCGGCCGGACCGTCAGGTCACCCTCGCGCGGCAGGCCGTCGTTGCCGATCACCGTCGTCGCCGGCGTGTCGCCGTAGGTCACCAGCGGGCTGAGCAGGTCCCTGGCGACATATTGGGCGTGCATCGCGCGCAGGAACTGGCGGTAGCGCACCAGCTCGAGCTTGGTCCGGCCGATGCCCCAACCGACTTTCCGGTTCCGCCAGTGCGACATCGACAGGCCCGGCGCGTAGTCGTACGGCACGCCAAACGGGTAGCCGTGACGGAACTGCTTGACGATCTGGCCCGTGTCCTGGCCACTGTAGTTCTGGCCGGCGACCACGTACGTCACCCACTCGTCATCCCACAGCTCGAGCATCTCGACGCTGGCGTTCACGCTGCGCGCGGCCTCGATCTCGTTGAACCCCTGACCGAGCTCCTCGGGCACGATGTCGCCCTGCTTGTCGCGCGCCAGCCGATAGCGACGGAAGGTCGAGCGCTGCGGCTTCTCCGAGACCTCGAGGACCTCGCACAGTCGGCCACCGGACCACTGCGGGTAGATGCTGCGCGGGTCGACGTACATCCACACAAACGGTGGCCCAGCGGATTTTTTCGCGTCCTCGGTGGCCTTGTCGTAGTTGCGGTACGCCTCGTACGAGTCGTCGGCCTTGGGCCGCGGCACGCTGTACCGCGCGTCCCACAGATCGCGCCGCCACAGCAGTTTCGACCAACCGCCACCGTCGTTCAGGCACGCGTCGGTCACCTGGGTCATCGTGTCTGAGCCCGGCTCGCGCGTGCCGCACCGCCAGAGGACCTCCTCGGTCCAGTGCTCGCGGTCGGTGGCGAGCGTCTGCGCCGTGTCGCCCTCGCCGCCCTTGATGTTGATTTTGGGCCGCTCGAGGGTCAGGATCGCCGACTGCTGGAACGCCTCCTCGGTGATGTCCGGGTCGCGCGGGTCGACGTGGACCAGGATGTAGTCCTTGTCGGCCTCGGCCAGCGCCGGCTCACGCATCTCACGCTGTCGGCGCATGTGGTCGATGTCGTAGTCCTGGTCCTTGTACAGATTGCCGAGCTCGGTCTTGAGCGCCTGCACGTAGTGCGACGTGGGCGGCTTGAGCGAGGTGCTCTCGCGATCGACGGACTCGCTGTCGTCCTGGGTGTTGTCAGCCACGATTCAGGTGCGCATCCCACATGGCATACAGGCGCCGCGGCGTGCTCAGATGCACGGGCGTATCCGCCAGGTGGTGACCAGTGACGGTCAGAAAGCGACGCTGGCTATACATCTCGATGTTCCCCCGCCGGCGCCTGCCCTCTGGCAGGGTGCCCTTGCAGAACACGCGATAGCCATCTCGGCTTGGAGAATACTCCGCATAACTGTCAAGTGCACGCACGATGGCGTCCGCGCCGGCCCGCCACTGGTCGACGTGATCGAGGTCGACGCCGACGATGCCCCAGCGCAGATCGAGCGCGAAGCTGACGCCGTCATACGGCCGCGCATCACCCGATTGGGGTGACTGGCCGATGCGGTAGGCCTCGAAGCACGTGTCGAAGTCGAGCCACGTACTCGAGTTCGAGGCTTCGGCGCGTTCGCCGGTCTCGGGGTTGTACGGCGGCTTGCTCCAGCGGTTGTCCTGATGCTCGTACCGCCAGCACGCCCAGGCTCGGTGATTGCGCAATTCCTGGGGGATGGCCCACCGTTCGACCTTGAGCGCACCAGTGGGCGGTGGTGACTTCTGCGGCGCGCGCGCCGGCTGGGTGTACGCCTGCAGCCAGCGCGGCACCGTCATCGCGTCACGCTGGCGGTGTCTCCGCAGGCGTCCCGTTCCAATGCGTCGACTCCGGGGGAAGCGCCGGGAGATTCTTGATCGCGGCTTTCGA